AGATCAACTGAGGTTGATACTCTTGCTCCTGGTGCTGGACTTGGCGAAGATCGTAACCTACCATATTTCCAGTCTAAACTATATAAATCACTAAACGTTCCAGTTGCTCGACTTCAGCCAGAAACAATGTATTCCTTTGGTAGAATGTCCGAAGTTACTAGAGAAGAACTTAAGTTCGCAAAGTTCATAAAGAGACTGCGTGTAAGGTTCTCAATTCTATTTGACAGATGTTTAGAAAGACAGCTCGTTCTTAAAGGCGTTATTACGCCTGATGAATGGAAAGAAATTAAGAATAAAATTCGCTACGACTTTATGAAGGACAACTATTTTGAAGAGTTAAAAGAAGCAGAAATACTTCGTGAAAAGCTTTCAACTCTAAGAGATATTGAAGAACACGTTGGTAAATACTTCTCACGCGAATGGATCGTAAAGAATGTTCTATATCTAACCGACGAACAGTGGAAAGAGATGGACAAGCAGATGAGTAAGGAAGCATCTCAGGAACCTCCTCTACCAGGAGAGGAACAACCGCAAGGAGTTGCCCCAGGTCAGCCACCTGAACCTCCCCAGCAGGCTCAACCAGATGCTAACGCCTCAGAAGAAAGCTTAACCATTATAAATAGGAAAAAGCTCAAACCCCAAAGAAGGATTCTAAGATGAAAACGTTCAAGAAATTGATTTCTGAGATCTCTCAGCCAAGTTCTGAAGATGAACTGAACTTTAAGGAAAAGCATATCATTGATCCAAAGGATCATCCTGTTGCGCCTGAAGAAGTTTTCTCAGGAAACGTTGATAAAGATGACGTCGATGGAATGAAGAGATACCGTAAGAATAAAAGACTTGCTGATTATCAGAATCCTGAAGATATGGAAGTATATGAAGGTAAGGATCTAAAGAGAGATGTACCTGGACAAGAAGACGATGATTTAGACAATGACGGCGACTCTGATATGGCAGACGCGCAGTTAAAGTATAGAAAGCATGCTCAGATCAAGCTACACAAGATCGATGAAGGCGCAACGTTCGTTATACCTGAATCAATCTTAGCTACTGAAAAGAACGCGTTCCACACCGCAGCTGCAAACGCTCATAAGGCAGGTAAGAGCCATTTTGCTTTCTCTGGGAAGAAGTACCCAGTGACTATGTCAAAGGATGCTGCAGGTACTTTCGCTGGAAAAGGTAAAGGACTTGCAGAAAAAGTTACTGAACCATACGCAGTCGGCATGGCACAAGCTATGAAGTCAACTGGCGACAAGCCACCACTAGAAAAGAAAACCATTCGACTGGCTCATAAGATTGCTAAAGGCATTGAAAAGAACGAAGCAATGGATCCTGTTGGCAAAGAAGACGACGATATCAATAACGATGGTAAAGTTTCTAAGCACGACAAGTATCTTCATAATCGCCGTAAAGCTATCTCTCAGTCAATTCGCACAAAGATTAAAGAAGGTTTTGGCGCTGTGACTGCAGCCGGTGGCGAATATGATTCTGAAGAGTCTCATCAGCGTTATAAGAAATCTAATACTGCAAAGAAGGAAGATGTTGCTCTATCACGTGATGGTAAGGGTATGAAAGTCTTTGCAGGAAAGACTAAGGAATCGCAGATTGCAGAAGATAACCTTGACGAAGAAGGTCACGGTGTTTTCCTTAAGGGTGGATCCGTTGGCGAAAAGCGTAGTGGTAAACCAGTTGAAGTTCATTCAAATGTTGAAGATGCTAAAGCTCATGCAAAAAGACTAAACAAACTTCTATCACCTGGCGAAAAGCAACACTACGGTCTTAAGTACCATGTTAAGCCAGTCGCAGAAGGTTTCGTAGTAGAAGAAATTGAACTTGATGAAGAACGTAAGAGTTCCTCATATCAATTTACTCACAAACAGGGTGATCCTGAATCTGAAAAAAGATTGGCTGACCTTAAAGCATCTGTAAAGGGCACTGGTAAACGTGTTGTATTACAGGGTCGTTTAGGTAAAGACAATCCAAACGCTCACAAGTATTCTAAGGACGCACCTAGAGCAAAATATGTAGATGGCAAACGTGTAAATAGTGACGTGTCAGGAAAATCTGGTGCTCATTCGCACCAGCGTATTCAAAAAGCAGATGCGGCTCACCACGATGTGTACGTATACGACCGTAATGAGTCTGTTGAACTCGATGAGCTTTCAAAAGACACTTTGGCTTCGTACGCTATCAAAGCTCACCGTAAAGGCGATATGGCTGCTCGTATGAGTAAGTCAGGTGGTGACAAAGACATGGCTAACTACGCAAACAAGCGCTTTCAAGGTGTTCAAACTGCCATTAAAAAACTAGGTGAAGACTCTCAACTTGATGAACTATCAAAGAAGACTCTTGGTGCATACATTAAGAGATCTGCTGATGATATTGGTGGCATTCAACGTGAGATTGGCAGCGTTGGTACTCAGTCTCCTGACTACAAAGATCTTTCTCGCGCGCGTAGAAACCGTAAAACAGGTATTGCAAACGCAGTTAAGAGCTTAACTAAAGAATCAGTTGAGCAGATCGATGAAGCATTCAAAGCTGGAATCGTAAGACTAAACGATGGTTCTTCCGTTATTCTGAAGACAGAAGACGTAAAGGTTCTTAACAAGTTAATGGACGGTCTTAAGACTGAAAATAGAGCCATGATGATGAAGACTGCAATGGCTGGTAAAAAAGGCTTTAATGAAATCCTTGGTTTCGCAAGAGAGGCATTATAAAAATGGTAGATATAGTTCTTAAATTAGTTGGACAAGAAGTTTCGGTTACAACTGCTAATACTGTGAATGGCGCTATTTTATTTCGTGTATTTACACCTACTGGTGGCGATGCATTAATCACTGTAAAAGATTCTGGCGGTACGACGATTGGTTCTATGACACAGCCTGCTGGATTTGTAGAGATAATGGAAAAGAGAGCAACTGATACCGTTGAAGCAAATACTGCTATTAAATGTACGCCAGTTGCATACAAATAAATTAAAATTCATTATCTTATAAATAAAAATAAAAGGAACGAGATATGAAGTTAATAACAGAAGTTTATGACGAAGATTGCTCCGTTATGACAGAAGCATCTGAGGATGGTAAAAAGGGATACTTTATTGAAGGTATCTTTATGCAGGGCGATATAAAAAATCGTAATGGCAGAATTTATCCATCAGATATTTTAGAAAAAGAAATGAAGCGTTATAATGATACCTTTATTAAAACAAAGAGAGCATTAGGCGAACTTGGTCATCCAAACGGTCCTCAGATTAACGGCGATAGAGTATCTCACCTTATCACTGAAATGAAGAGAGACGGATCAAACTTTGTTGGTAAAGCAAAGATACTATCAACTCCAATGGGCGAGATAGTAAAGACATTCATTGACGAAGGTGTTAAAGTTGGTGTTTCAACCAGAGGTCTTGGATCTGTGAAGGCTACAAAAGAAGGCATTATGGAAGTGCAGGATGATTTCCATCTTGCTACAGTAGACATAGTTACTGATCCATCGGGTCCTAATTGTTTCGTTAATGGTATTATGGAAAACACAGAATACTATTACGACATTACTTCTGGAAATTGGAGAATTGCTGAAAAACTAGAAGAAGCTGTAAAAGAACTTAAAAAAGAAGTTTCTGCTAGAAAACCGATCGACGAAGCAAAAGCTATTAGAATGTTTGAAAGCTTCATAGCCTCGTTAAAATGATAAAGAAATTTACATTTTTATAAATAAACTATGAGATAAAACTAAATCCAATAAAAAGGAGAATAAAATGGCAGATAACGATTTACAAGAGTTCAAAGCGGACCACAGCGGCGGCGATGTTGTAAAGGGTGCTGAAGTTCCAGAACCAGTTACTCCAGCTGGCGGCGCAATAAAGAAGCGCCTAGCTGACGTAAACAAGTCAGTTGACCCAACTGCAGCAAAACTTGGTACCGCTTCTAGCGTAACACCAGAAGTAACAGAAGAAGTAGAAGAAGTATCCGAATCTTTCGAGTCAATTTTCGAAGGAATGGAAATTTCAGAAGAATTCAAAAGCAAGATTTCTCTAGTGTTTGAAGCTGCAGTTCATGAAGCTGCAGAAACAAAAGTTGCTGAAATCACAGCAAACCTAGAAGAAGAATTCGCAGCTCAATTAGAAGAATCTGTATCAGAAGCAATGGAAGAAGTTGTAGAAAATCTAAACAACTATCTTGACTACATTGTATCTGAGTGGATGGAAGAAAACGCTGTTGCTATTGAATCAGGCATCAAAGTTCAAATGGCAGAGTCCCTAATGGATGGCCTAAAAGAACTCTTCTACGAGCACAATGTTGATATCGATGATACAACTGTTGACGTAGTTGCTGATCTTGAAGAAGAAATTGCTTCTCTTAAGGAAGAAGTAAATAAGACGATTAACGCTAATATTGAGCTATCTGAAATGGTAAACTCACTTGAAGCAAATCGTGTTTTTGATGAACTTTCAGAAGGTCTAACTACTACACAAAAAGAAAGATTCCGTGTTCTTTCTGAGAAGCTAGATTCTAACGATATGGATGCATATGCTTCTGACCTCGGTACACTAAAGGAATCATTCTTCAAAGCAAAGCAGCCAGTTCTAACTGAGTCTGTAGCTGATGAAGAAGAAAATGAGATCATTCTTGAAGAAACAGTTTCAAAAAAGGTTTCATCATACGACTCCGTTAACGCGATCGTAGCAGCTTTTAACTCTAAGAATTTCAAGTGAAAATAATAAAATTATAAATATATCTATAGAAGATAACAACAATAAGGAGAGACAAAAATGAGTCTATCAAATCGCGATTTAGTTGCAAAGTGGGGCCCAATTCTTGAGCACGGTAATTTTGCACCTATTAACGACTCGCACAGAAAGTCAACAACTGCAACTATCCTAGAGAATACCGAAAGAGCACTTCGCGAAGATAGATCAGCTGTTTCTCTTTCTTCACTTCTAATGGAAACACCAACAAACAACGCTGGTGGTTACGGTTCAACTGGTTTCAGCTCAGGCGCTGATGCAGCTGGTCCAGTAGCTGGTTACGATCCAGTTCTAATCAGCCTAGTTCGTCGCGCAATGCCTAACCTCATTGCATACGATATCGCTGGTGTTCAGCCAATGACTGGCCCAACCGGACTTATCTTCGCTATGCGTTCTAAGTACGGCGCAGCTAACAGCCAATCTGAAGCTTTCTATAACGAAGCTGACACCGATTGGTCTGGTACTGGTTCTCAATCTAGCTCAACTGGTCTTGGCGCTACTGCACCAACCGGTACCGGTATGTCAACAGCAACTGCTGAAGCACTAGGTACAACTGGTGGTCAGTTCGCAGAGATGGCGTTCTCAATCGAGAAAGTCGCTGTAGAAGCTAAGAGCCGCGCGCTAAAGGCAGAATACACCACTGAACTTGCACAAGATCTAAAGGCAGTTCATGGTCTAGACGCTGAAACAGAACTTGCAAACATTCTTTCTTCTGAGATTCTCGTAGAGATCAACAGAGAAGTTGTTCGTACGATCTATAGCTCAGCTGTTACAGGTGCTGCTAATACTTCTGGTCCAGGTACCTTCGACCTTGACGTAGACGCAAACGGCCGTTGGTCAGTAGAAAAGTTCAAAGGACTTATGTTCCAAATTGAGCGTGAAGCTAACCAGATTGCAAAAGACACTAGACGTGGTAAGGGTAACATCGTTATCTGTTCTTCTGACGTAGCTTCCGCTCTTCAGATGGCAGGTGTTCTCGATTATACCCCAGCTCTAAACAGCAACGCTCTAAACGTTGACGATACCGGAAACACCTTCGCAGGCGTTCTAAACGGCCGTTACCGTGTATATATCGACCCATACGCTGGTGGTAACTACCTCGTAGTAGGCTACAAAGGTTCCTCATCCTTCGATGCTGGTATCTTCTACTGCCCATACGTTCCACTACAGATGGTTCGCGCTATTGGTGAAGATAGCTTCCAGCCAAAGATTGGTTTCAAAACCCGTTACGGCATGGTTGCTAACCCATTCGCAAGAGGTGCTTACGACTTTGGTGCGCCAGGTCTTGGAGCTATCGCGAACAACACCAACAAGTACTACAGAAGAGTATTGGTTACAAACCTTCTCTAATAAAAAAGAGCCCGGAAACAAACCGGGCCCTTCTAAAAACTTGGCGGATCGAAAGATCCGCCTTTTTTATTGCACGCTTACTCTTTTAAAGATGATTGCATCGTCAATGAATTTCGTTGCAACGAATCCCATACCTTCAAGAATGCTTGGAGTCTGAGTTGAAACTTCTCCCCATACATCTCTATTGATATCATCTACTACGCAATAACCGTTTAACGGTATCTTGGTTGCATACTTGTTAACATCACGTATAGCTTGGTCAGTATGTTGTCCATCAATATACAAGAAACTTATGTTGTCAATCTCAGGCGCTTCATCACTAGGTTTTCTAATGACCTCAACATAATCGCTACAATCATTTTCATTAAGCAGGTTTAAGAAAAGATTGTAGATATTGTTTAGATCAACGTTGAACCAAAAGTTGTAATGTTCTCCGAAGTAACCTTTAGTTGCTTCTATGTTATCCCATGGATCGATAGCATATAGTTTTCCTTTTTGAAGGCGCTTTAATTCTAACACAACTGGAATTACACTCTTTCCTCCATAGACGCCAACTTCAACGCATATTGGATTTTCGGTTGTTTCGCATATTTCATTTATGCAATCGATAATACAGCCAGCTTTGTTTAGAGAACACCAACCCCAGTTTTCGCCATACCTTAAATCATAGTCGGCATATATGTTTTCTATCTTGCGTTTTGTATCATCTATTGAAGATTTGATTTCTTCATATAGTGTAAATACGTCTTCGCGTATTTGTTCTTCTTGTAATGATAATTGATAGATCGAAGGAAGATCAAAACCTTTTTTCTTTGCTTCTTTTTCCAAATGAATTAGTTGATCATTTAGATCTTTATATTTTTCGATATAATTTATCAATTCTTGCGTAACGACATTATAAGCAGTAGTCATGCTGTATTCACCTCTTTATGTATTGCCAATACACTTATTTATATCAAATTTCCTAACCATATAATATGATAGTCTGTGACATGTATATTGAGAACTTCTCTACATCCGTTTTAAGATTAAATACTGTTATTCCCATATCATTTGCAATGCGAATTGCTTGTCCAGTACCACCACTTGCTTTACCATCCTTTGTCCAACAAAGAACAAATTCAACAGGGTTATTTAAGTCTACTCCTAATACTTGATAGGTATTTCTTGACATTAGCTTCTTTGCAGCATCAGACAGTTTATGCGGCGCAGGGTGATACTTTAAAACATATTCTTCATTGTATGGCGGTACAATATACGAAGAACCATCGGCATTCCTAGAATTAAATCTATCCCAAGGCAGAAATATCTGCTTATGAATGGCGCCTTCTTCAAAAGCAGCATCTGCACCATCTGCTCCACCTGATCTACATATATAACCAAACGATGACAGCCTTCTTGCGATAGCTGTCATCATTCTTAATATAACTGGTGGTGTTTCTCTAGAACCTATACCAGCGTAGTACTTCATCCCATCCCAAGCGCAGATTTATACATCTCAAGGATTGCTTCTTCTTCGGCAATAGCATCAGCCTTGCGCTTACGAATAGCAACGATCTTCTTCATTACTTTAGTGTCGTATCCACGGCCCTTAGCTTCAGCCATCAGTTCTTTCTGCTGTTCAGTTACATCCTTCTTTTCGGAATCTAGTTGCTCGTACCGTTCGATAAACTGACGTAGCTCATCTGCTGTTACATTATATGCGTCGTTCATTAGTCTTCTCCTTTTGACATTTCTTTAAGTTTTATTGTAACATCTACAGCAGCATCTAGCTGCTCTCTGTTTTCAGATAATAGAACACAATCCCATAGTTCTTTAAATGATAGACCACTAAAGTATGCGTTTCCTACTGATGATAGAATATAGTTGTAGTCCGTTATTTCGTCGTTGTAATCATAATCGTCTTCCTCCATACATCACCGATGCAGTGGAAACATTTTGAGCATATGCGAAGCCATTACATCGGTTTCCTTACTTGGGACAAATACATACGCGCATGTATCAAGAGGGATATAGTGAACCACTTGACCGTCAACGATAGGGTACGTAGGATCGTGAACAACACCAGCAACATAGCCACAAGAACTCAGGAGGGATACACGACTCGTAATGTCGTTCATATTTCCTTCTAGGACCAGGACAGTACCAAACCCTTGGCGAGTAGAATTCTCCCACACGTTGAACCCGTTCATAGTGGCCGTTTCAATCCCTTCGTGAACTGGTTTTGAATTGTATTCCTGTGCAAACGCGTGAAAGTGATCGACGAACGCGTTCGAAGCATGTGAACCCTGTGCGATTGCCTTACCAGGATTCATAGAGTCCAGATCGTTACGCATTAGGATATAGAGTACTGCTGTCATTTTTTGATCCACATAAAGAAGGCAGAGATGAACATAATGGTGATATGAGCCACTGCGATTGACGCGAAAACGGTGAAACCCATCAAGTGAATATGATAGGCAGACATGAAATATAGAACAGAAACGAGGAGTGTTAGTATACCACTTACATTCTCTGTTTCTTCCTTCCTTTGGCCACTAACTCTTGCAAATACAGCGCTCGCTGCTAGCGTCTGCATAAACACTAGCAGCGAGAGCATAAACATTACAAAATATAGAGGCCAAACGACGGCTAGATATTGGTACGAAAAAATTGCGGCAAGTTGAACTATTGCATTTGCTAGCCCGAGTGTATAATTCATTATATGATCCTTATAGGAAGCAGCTTACGCTGCTTCCGCCATTTTTACTGCAAGATTGAGAGCTTCAACCTTACGCTTTGCGTTTCCGCCGAACCAAGCAGACGTTAGACGAGTATCGTTAGTCCGTCCGAGTTCGTGGTCACAGAGATAAGTAACTGCGTTCAGAGCCTGCCACCAAGAACCGGCCTGAAACTCTGCGCCAGGCTGAGTTTCAATAACAGCCATAGCACGTTCTGCAGTCGGCGAAAGAACCTTGTCTTCCTTTGCAGATTTACCGAAGATTTCTCCAAAGTATTCTTCAAGATCGGACTTGATGTACTGTTTGGATCCAAGGAACTCAGCAGCTTCTTTGAAGGTTTCAGTCTTGCGGTGAGAGATACCAAGCAGTTCCTTAACACGTTCTGCATCGAACTGCGAACGGTGGTTTACACGAACAGCAGGCTGACCTTTCTCAGCAAGAGCAACCGTGAGAGTGTTATTGCAAACTACACGCTCAAGAACGAAACGAACGTCGATGGATTTACCGTACTGGTGAGGGTTGGAGAACAGCAAGTAACCTTTTACCTCATCTCCGCCGAAGAGGCTGAAGCCTTCACGAACATCTGCAAGAGCCCAGACGATCCGACCATCCTTTAGAGAACCCGCAGTATCCATTGCCATGTCACCCATGGAAACGAAATCATTGAAGAATTCAAAAGCTTCAATGTTCTGAACTGGGTTCCAACCAGGACCGACCTGAGTGAGGATCTTGCCGTCGGTTTCACGAACCAGAGACTGCTGGCCAGTTGGGATTTTCTTTCCTTCGAATTCAATGAACGATTCTACTTTGCGCACGTTCCAATCGAGGCCAGCTGCCTTCATCATTTCGATCGGAGTCATGTCATCACCGACCGGAGCACCAAGACCGTGCCACGGTTTACCTTTCGAGAGACGATAAGCCATCTGAGCAACGCCGTCAACCATCTCGAGCATGTGAGCCATATTGTAAGTCCTTTTCAGTTGTTTTGCTATCGAACTATTTTAGTATACACTGATTCTAAACGAATGTCAACGGTTTAATGAAATGATTCCGAAGGCATAGGAAGATTGTCTACGAGATAGTGAGTATATCTTCCGTAACCCTGACGAACGATGTCTTCAACACGAACATACTTGTTCTTTGCGTCTACTTCAATTATCGTATACACTGCATCTTTGTACTGTGTAAACGCGCTTTCGATATAATCTTCTGCTTCGCTTCGAGTATCGAAACTAAAAGCTTTCGTTGACCCAAGCATATCATTCTTAGCAAACAGCGCGTACTGCCTATATGCGCCTAAGAACACTCCACGTTTTTCGTCTGCAATGATGTATCTCATGCGATAAGTTTAACTCCACCTTGAGCGCCATCACGAACGGCTCGATTAAAAGTAACGCTATCAGCGGCGTTTTTACCTGCAGAGAACGCGTTGTTTGCAGACGTGTAACTGGCCCTACCAGCACTCCTGAGGCGCATGTTCATATTTTTAAATGCGCTCTCAACAAGTTGCGTCTTGACTACCACGAGGGCACGATTCTCAGTCTCAACAATGTTTTCTTTCTTAAGTTCATCAAGACGTTCTTTGAGGCGAAGCGCCATACCCGCTTGAAAAGATTTACGAGCAGCATGCCGTTTTCCAGTTGCGATAGTCTTGGAAAACTTTTTCCATTCGTATACGAGCGACATGTTGCATACGTCACGAATGTATTCAGCCAGTTCTACGTCAACACGGTAACCAAAGAAGATGAGCCGCGAGGTATTGCGAATAGCCTTGTCGTTCCACACCTTCGTATCGGTGTATCGAGCAATCGCAGAGGCAACGATCTTGTCAAAGATGTTAAGCTGTTTATCACCTTCGTTCACATGTTTCTGGACAAAGTCAGAAGACGCTTCGGTCTTATCCTGAATGTCCTTCATCGTGATACCGTGCTCTTTCATCAGCTTGGCTGCATAGTTCATTGCAGCCATAGCTTCGGCTTCAGAAGCACCGTTCAGGGTATTCTTTTTAAGAAGGGCAGAGACCTTTTCGCGAATCTTGGAGATGTCAGCCATATCTAGTTCCTCTTCGGTTTACATTTATAGTATACACCGATTCTAAATGAATGTCAACTACCAAAGATAGCACTTAGCACCGCAAGAGCCAAAATGATAAAGAACGTGACCTTAATAAAATTGAACACTCCCTCAAAGAAGCCAGTCTGATTTTGTCTAGTTGCTACACGTGGCGTTCTTTTTCTTGGAGTCTTCGATGGACCAAACACTAGGTTCCAATTTACCTTTTTCACTCTAGGTTTTGAAATTTTAGCAGCCGATGGTGCTCGTTGCCTTACTGTCTTTTCTTTAATAACAGTTGTTTTAAGCTTAGGCATCTTTGGCGGCTTTGGGTGCTTAACTGGTTTGTACTTCGGTACAACTGTTTTTGTTTCGCGTGTTACATACCCATCTGCGCGCCTGTGCGTCTTAGTTAAAACTAAAGATCCATTTGCTTTTCTAGTGTATGCTGTTCTTTGACCAGTACCAGAGCTATGCGATGTAGTTGAAGATACACCACCGCCTTGTTTTTGAGTGACGGTTCTTTTTGTACCGTTTGGGCCACTCGTAGTCTTTCTTCTATAACTTCCGGCCATTATGCAGCTTCCTTAACTTTAAACCATTCCGGCACTTCGCGCTCAGTCCATGCCATATTAAATCGTTCCTGTTTTGTCTGATAGAACATGCGGTATGATTTGACGGGATCACTAGGAAACATACACTCAGGGTTTGATTTCATAGCAAGAGGCTGGACTGTGAGATATCCAACTTCGATATTTCGAGGAAGTGCTTTAAGTTTTTCGCGTAGAAGCTTGTCTGTGGCATGTACTTTTTTATACCGATAAGTATACTCGTCACATAGGGCCGCGAAATGGATCCAGTGCCATGTATAGTTATTATTAGACTTCATAGTCCATACGGTACACGGATGGTTCATATGAACAGCCTTGTAGAGAACATCTTCACGATCATCAGGCAGAGTCCAGTGCTTCGACATAGTCTTACCTGATTTAGAAGGAGCACGCTTAAGAACGCCGTCTAACATACGGTGCGCAGTCGATAGCATCTGAGCAGACTCAACGATCATCTTGACTACGTGCTTATCACACTGCAGCTGAGCTGCTTTGACTGGATCCTTATCGAGGATGAATAGATTCATTTGTGGAATTCCTGATTTACACCTAAGAGGCCTAGCTGAACAGACTTAATATGATTACACACGTCACGTGGCCGCTTCTTACAAGTGCAGCTAAAACCTTCTTCGTGCATTTCTACTTGACAATTACGGAAGGGCCAGATCGTACCTACGATCCAGTTACCAATCGTGTTGATGCTACGATGCTGAAAGAATGTCATCAGTCTAGCTTCGAGCCAGAATAAGCTTTGACACCATTATCACGAAGGATTTCAGCGAACGCGCGAGCATAAGCTTCTTTCTTTTGCATAGACTGGTTGTAGTCGGAAACCCACTTATAGTAGGTCTTACCTTCGAACCGCTTTTTGAAACCGTTATTTTCAAGGATGCGACGCTCGTCTTTACCAAGCCGAGTATTTCCTTTATACTCAGGATATACATCAACCCAAGCAAAACCACATACTCCGTCCGCAACATATTCAGTCGGTTTCGAGTAATCAATCTTACCTGAGAAGAACCCGGTTTCTTGACCAACGATCATAGGAATGACCTGAAGTTTTTCTACAGCAGAACGACCGGCGGTGTCAGCCTTTTGACATACAGCCTCGAAGATATCAGAAATAAGCATTGGCGAGTCCTCTTTGTTGCCTACATTTAGAATATACACTGATTCTATACATATGTAAATAGCTAAGTGTGTTCTACAATTTTAATTCCTGCTGCTTCAATAGCGCTTCGACATACAGGACACGGAGTTGCATTTTTCTCAAGACCTTCCTTATCAAATCTGACAACGACGATCTTATACGCACGTTCAAGTTTTTTGCATCTTGCTATCGCATGGATCTCAGCGTGAAGAAACTGCTTTTCAGGAAGACCTACTTTGCACGCATGCAGATTCTGTAGTGGGTGAGTCTTCACATAACTATTCTTTCCAATCGAAAGAACCTTACCGCGTTTGTCATAAATGATCGCAGTAATGTCGAAGCGAGCTTTTGTCATATTAGCCTTTCAAGGCCGATTCACTTACCTTATAGAATCAGTATAATCTATTCGAAAGGTAATGTCAACCGGTTTCTTGCAGCTTTGCTTGGATCTCAAGATAGAAGCGATGGTACTTTGCCATGCGTTCGATGTCTTTTTCAGAGATGCCTTTCAGCCTACGAATGTCAGAGTTGTGTGTAAGGTCAGCCATCTTAACTCGCATAGCGTCTTTGTTTGAAAACACGCCATCTTTGTATTCGTTGTAAGTCTGACCAGGCATCTTTGTAACGAGTCGCACCGCAGCGATAACACGATCGCTAAACCCTGCGTCTCGAAGATCTTGGAACGTTGTCTTGGTGTCTTCAATAACGTCGTGCATCAGAGCAACACACTGCAGTTCTTCGTCATCTGTATTCAACAGAGCCATGACTGCGAACGGATGAAGAATGTAAGGGTTTCCACCTTTATCAAATTGACCGTGATGGCCATTCGTAGCGATATGGATTGCTTTGGAGAGTAGTTCACCTTTTTTCATTTAGTTTCCTTTCCTTATAGTATTACTATAATCCATTCGAAAGGAAGTGTAAATAGCTTTATAGCGAAACTCTGTTCCGAAGCTCAACAAATTTTGGCAACCAATCGCGCGAGCGTTCTACGAACACTTGAGACTCAGCTTCATCAACAGTCATCACAGTAACCAAGTTCTTACAAAGGATGCCAGTTCTCTCGAACATCATCATAGCATAAGCAGACTCCTGCATGAAGTAGTTGTGAATATCGTTCCTAGATTTTTGTTTCTTGCTAGTCTTAAAATCTACGATAGACCAAACACCGTCCCATTCTGCGATACAGTCAACTCTTCCAGCAATTCGTAATGTATCTGAGTATAGAGGGAGCTCGAGGCCCGCTATAGTACCAAGGTGTTTATCTAGGAATGGTTTTATGTTCTTAAAACTAAGGACATTCGCGGGCATGTGGCCCTTTGAAAACTGTGGATCATTCTTAAGATATTTCTCTACCAATTCGTGGACTGCTGTTCCTCGAGTGGTTGCCTTTCTTGATATTCTATCAGCTTCTTCCTTACCAACGCGAGCGATCCATTCTTCCTTCCAACTATTGTCAGATCCGGCAGATAGGACGGTTGTTACTGAAGGATATTTTTTACCTTCGGGTGTAGTATAGAATCTGCCAACCTTCGTCATAGACGCAGGCAGCTCAGGGAGATTGATCTCCCTCATGTGCTCAAACATAATTTATTCCTTTATATCACTTATAGCAATTGTATCATACTTTGGTTTAAATGTTGGCATTTTTATCTTGCTAACGTCTCTTTTTTCTTTTGCATACGAGAGCGAGATGTGTGGCTGATATGACGGCCACTGATCTTCGAGACCAAGATCCTCGTATTGTTCTCTGAGTTCTTTAAGGTTTCCTGTTAACTCTAACTTAAGAACAGGAATGTCCTCATTCTCTCCAAGAAACTTAATTCCTTGTATCGTAACCTCTGTAGGTTTTTGTTTGATCGTCTTGTTCTTAAGATTTACTTCATTAGTAGTAAAGAATATTGTAGTATGAAACTCGAAATCCTCGGGTTTTTGTTCCGTGTCATCATAACTCTTAGTTAGATCAAAACCATTCGCAGTTGCCCATTCTCGCAATTTCTTTTGCGACTCGGCATCGTATGTAACTGCGACATACTTTCTTTTTGCTGTAAATTCTTTGAGTGTTTTCATACTGCTATACTTGGCCCACCAATAAAAACTTTTCCTGATCCAGTCGATACTGTATGATCGAATGGAGTTCCTTTATTAAATTTGCTTCCTATTCTAACCGCGTGCTTGCCGCCAATGGTAACTTTACTAGCGCATAGAGAAGTTTCTGGCGCATGATTTACTGGAGCAGGAACGCATGGAACGCCGTCAGGATGCGAAAGCATAGCATCACCTTGAACTGCTACTAATTTACCATTTACATATACTTTGCTGTTGGATGTTGCTGCAGTGGCTTGTATAGTAGATACATTCCAATTCCAATACGGCGGTGGCGCACACACTGAACCTTTTGCACCATCGGTGCATTCTATTTCGCTTTGCCCTAGAGCAAACGCTATAGCTTCTCCCATTTATTTAATTGGAGAGGCTTTCACCTCTCCAACCCCTTAATTAAAGTTTAAATTATGCTGGTTCTTCTATTGACTCTTCTGCAATAATGAATTCCTTCACTATGCCGCTACGTACAATATCTTGAACAGTAAATTCAATAGTAGCGAAACAATCACTAGACATTTTATCGATTACTTTCTTAAAGTGTCTTAGACCTGAAACATCCAATCTATTCTTTGAACACGCAAGGTCATCCTGTTTAGTATCACCACAGAATATGATTCTAGAGTTTTCGCCTACACGTGTCATAATCGTTCTAAGTTCGTCCCATCTAAGGTTTTGACACTCGTCAACTAGAATGAGAGCGTCATCAAAAGTCAATCCGCGAATGAATGATGTACTCATGAAACGAACCATACCTTTTTGCTTAAGTAATTGATATGCGTCGTTTCGTTCAAAAAGATCGTTTACAATATCAACGTATGGTGCTTCAAAGTGCGCCATCTTTTCTTTTGCATCACCTGGCATATGCCCTTGTTCTCTAGACTGAACCGATGATCTAACTATAATAACTTCCTTATATTGATTTTTTGCCATAACGTCTTTTAGTGCCAGATAGAGTGAGATGTAAGTTTTTCCAGTTCCTGCCGATCCTATTGCTAGTATATTCTTTCCATCTCTATATGAATTAAATAATGAAGATTGCGTTTCTGTAATAGGATCTATTCGTTTCATACCGAATTTTGTATCTAATAGATAATCAGTCTC